CAAAGAAGTGCTTAAATAGCTCAATGACTTGGTAATGCTCTTTAAAATTGTTGCAGTGCTACTAGACAGATAAGAAATCGTCAAGTAATGGCTTGCTACTTGAGATATGGTTGCTGTTGATGTACTTACTACAGATAGAATCTTTCCTACCTGTTTTACGATACTTGAGGTACTTGTTGATAGGTAATTTAATGCCTGCGTATAGGCATTATTGCTTGAACCTGCATAGGAAGCCGATGAGAACGGCTGCTTTCCAAACATATTAGAGAATTACCCACTTACTGCCAGTAGGCACAGTAACTACTACTCCACTATTAATTGTGATAGGGCCTGTGCTAGATGCGCTATAACCTGCTGGAATGCTATAACTTGCTGAGATAGTTCTGCTATTAATATTTATACCATTGCTAGCTCCTTGAATAGGGGCTAGTTGAGTTGTTCCATCAAATGTAAAGTTTGATGATTGGTTAGGAGTTGTTGTGCCTTGTCCATACGGAACATAATTTGTTGTATAGGTAGTTGCTGGAGCTTTACCGTTAAATGTATTCCAATCGGTACTAGATAAATAACCATTAGTTGATGTAGTGGCTTGACCAATGGAAATAGTAGGCGTAGCGCCACCAGTAGATGCAATTGGTGAAGTTCCAGTTACCGATGTTACCGTTCCAGTTGTGGGAGTTGTCCAAGTAGGAGTTCCAGTACCTTGAGATGTAAGGACTTGTCCTGCTGTGCCTACTGCACTAAATGAAGTAGCGCCCGACCCTGTTTGAAATGGTATTTCTCCAGCAGCACCGCCAGCAATATTTGTAGTTGTTCCAACGGCCATTGATGACTGTGCAAGCCATGTTGGTGGCCCAAATGTACCTGTTGTAATTAAAACACTTCCTGTGGTTCCTGGGCTTAAAAATGTTGTGTTACCAACTCCCGATTGATATGGAAATGCGTATGTAGAACCACTAGCTAAGTTGGTTGCTGTATTGGCTGATACTGCGTTACCTATATCTGTAGTTACTGCTCTACCTGCAGGATAGTCACAAAAGATTGTTACAGAAGCCCCAAAAGTACTTACTGCAGCATTTGAATTACTAGATGATAAAATTGTTGTTCTTGTAAGGGTTGGGCCAGTAGTGGAGTAAGTTCCAATACCGACCTCCCAGTTTGTTCCATCATTTGCTGAGTAGTAAGTAGTGTTTCCATTACCTACTACGGCAAAAGATTGATAGCCAGCAGTAGTTGCAGATAGAGTAAAACTAACAGTAGTGTTAGCTGAACCTGTTTGTTGTATTCTGTCATAGACTACCAAAGACATATATATCCTTAACTAAATTGTACTTTGAAGGTAAATTGAATGCTATCGCCAATGTTCAAAGGAACACCAGTGAAGTCACCTTTGATGAACAAGTCACCAGCAGTAGACGCATCGAATGTACCTGCATTAGTAATAGTCTCAGATGCTGCTGCTGTCTGAGTACCAACTACTTGGAAAGTGTCATTAGTTGTGGATGTTGATTGTTGTGAAGTTGTGCCAGATACTCGTGGCAATACTTCGGTAAACAATGTTGTATCACTGTTAGAGGTTGTACCTGAGCCAGTTCCCCAGCCAACATACTTAGGCTGAGTTTGTGACCCAGCATTTAAGTAGTTCGTTACAATCGCTTTACCAGTGGCTACTAATAGAGTTGCCATGTTAATTCCTTTCTAGGAGCTTTTTGAGCTTCCAAACAAATCTTTTAAGAGGGTTTTGATGCCAATAGTCAATGACTCCAAGATTTTCTCTTGTTCCGTCTGCACGGATAACAATAGCTTCTAACTTGATTTCTTTGGCATTGACATTAGCAAATTGCATATTAAGACTTAATGAGTTCTAAAACAATGGTAAAAGATAGTGGAATGCTTGATGCTGTACCACCAATTGTGTTCAATACTATATTATAGTTTGGATTCGTTGCATTGTCAGTAAATCCACCAAAGGGTTTGCCCTTGATTTCTCCACGTCCAGTACAACGCCATAGGTCAGCTTGACCGCCAGTTCCAGAGTTAGAATCCCATACTAAATTACAGTCTAATCCATCTTCAATGTCAAAGTTGATACGAGTAACACGAACCTTTGTAGGGGTGTTAAAAGCGTCAATTCGGCTCAATGTTGTAGGATTAACTACCAATTGATTTGTATAGTCTTCACCATTGACAAATCCATCAATCTTTAATGTTGTGTTACGTGGGCCATCATTTAGTGTTTGTATTGTAAACGCTTCACTAGCCATGATTAGTACCCACCTTTAGGTTTGCTCACCTTACTCAACTTTTTGGTTTTTACATTATCTTTACGGTCTTTTGATTCTGCACCGTAAGGAGCTTTCAATCCCATACCAATTGAATTAGGCTCTTTTAGCTTTTTGTTTTGATGTTTTGCTACAGCCATAATTATATCCTTTATAAATTAGAGAAAAAACCCCCTAGAAACTTTATAGGTAACTAGGGGGAATCGCTCACGGAAGCGTTAATTAGGCTCCTGGAGTACCCCATAATGCACGTGGGTCAGCCCAACCACAAGCATAACGCTCATACGATTTAGCTTTAGCATTCATCGTATCAAAGTCATTATCTTGGTCAAAGCTAATTGCTTGACGCTCTTGGAAAATCATACCAGTATTCATAGGTACTTGAGCACGGATAAACCATGCAGTAGTAGATGTGAAATAGTGGTTCATTTTGATGCCGTCAGGCAGTGCATTAGTAGCGTGTAGTACGTTTACAGCGTTGCTTACAGTACCAGAGGTAGCGTTAGCAGTGTTGTATTGGTATACAGACTTCAGAATGCGGTTAGCTTCAAACCAGTTGCTTGGATGAACGTGGAGGGATTTAGGCATCAAATTGATACGTAAGCCACGGTCATTGGTTGCCAACATTTGTTGAATAATCAAGTCTTCAATAGCTACTTCAGACAATGCAGCAGCAGTATTCAACAAGTTGCTGAATGTGCCACCAGAAGTATTTGGGTGAGTGGCGTTCAAGAGTGAAACACCGTCAGCACCAGCGTAGCTGTTATTGAAAGCATTGTTGTATACAGATGCACCTACGTTCTCTTTGGTTTGACGCATAGAGAAAGCATTAGCAGCAGCACGACGCTTAGAAACAACTTCATAAAGGTTGTCTTCTAATTCTTCGTGGGTAACGATATAACCGATACCGTATGCAACGTTGGTCAAACGAGTTACGAAACCTTGAACTTCAGAATCGTACTGAACGCCTTGACCTTGTGGTTTTTGAGGAGCCAAGCCGAAACCAGTAGTTTGGACATACTCTTCATAGTTTTTATCAGATGTGGTCACATCGAACAAAGCTGTATATTCGATAGGATGTTCATTGTATGAACGACCCCACCAAGCCTTAATACCAGGCCATAACGCTAAGGGATGCGAACCAGTTGTAATTACACCAGCCATTTTTTATTCTCCTAATTAGATACCAGCAGTACCTGGGTTGAGTTCATGTTCATTGAATTGAACAAGGAAACGGGCATAAGCACCGACTGTAGAACCTTGGATTTGTTGGAAACCCAAAATCTTCAATACTGCAGTAGAAGAAGTAGTTGTTGCAGTCAATACAGTGTTAGACAAGCCACCAACAGTAGGAGCAGCTACAGTGTAAGAAGCATTCTTGTTAGCATCAGTTGTAGCAAATGTTGTGCTATCACCTTGTACTTCATAAACTTGACGTGGGTCATCGTTTACCATTACATACCAAGCAGAACTCTTAGTTGCTGGAACGTTAATAGTTTCCAGTGACAAAGGAGTACCTTGGATAGATGTGCTACCTGGGTTTGTTGGATATACACCAACTACAACACCACGAGGTGTTTGACCAGAAGCGCATTTTGCGATAGCAGGAATACCGTTAGCATCAGAGCCATCAATCGTGTATACAGTATCGCCAATGTAATACGCAGAGGTATCAGTAGAAGCGATGTAGTATGTACGAACTTGTTGGTTGCTAGCAGCACCACCGCCGTAAATGATGGGGCTGAACCCCATTGGGGCGTTTACGTTAGCCATTTAAAGTCCTTTAATAAAATTAAGTTTAAGAACGCTTGATTGAGATGCCAGCGTTATACCGACCATCTTGACCAACCATTCCGTTAATATTTCCACCAGCGATTGAATCTTCTACTTGTTTATTCATTGCAGCAAGTTCGTTTTGGTCTTCCTCGAACCATTCTTGCTTGATTTTCATTAAATAAGCATATAGAGGCTCTCCGCCTTCTTTCGTTCCTACCTTTTGCTTGATTTTGTCCGACATATCGAGATTTAATGGCTCTACACCACCATTATTTAGCTCTGTCTCTCCACGTGTAACAAATTCATAGCCACTATCTAATGCGTTTTCAATCCCGCCATTATCATTCTGCCAGCAGAGATGAAATCCAGGGATGTCAAATTGAACAGACAAACGCAGTCTTGGAACTCCAATTGAACCTCTACGAGGACGTGAAGATTGTGTTCTTACTGCCTCAGTAGTGCGGTCTGCTTGGGAGCGAACCATTGGCTCACTTTGAGTTTCAGCACTGGTTTGTTTTCTACCTCTTGTTGCCATTTTAATACTCCTAACTTATTGTATGATTGTATATGATATTTGACTTATTTTGTCAATCTATCAACCAAAAAATTCCTTTAAATACTGTTCACGAGTCAATAGTCCTTGTTTTTCAAACTTTTGACAAGCTGCTTGTGCATCTGGAGGAAGGTCTTTAAATCCTTTACCAGCTTTTGCTCCTGAAGTGCTAGGTGCTGTAGTTCCCTCTACTGGAGAAGGGCGATTACGGTTAGTGTTTGCAAACTTCTCTGGATAAGCCTTTTTAACACGCTTGGTTACTTCATCAAGGAAAGATTCACCCACTAATGTAGGCTGTTTACGCTTGATTACTTCACCAATCAGGTTAGCTTCATCAGTCAACTCTTGGTCTTTACCAAACCAAGGATTATCTTCATTCCATTGAGCAAAGATTGGGTCAGGTTGGCTTGATGGACGTTCTACAGGTGCAGAAGCCTTTTGAGCTTTTAAATCATCAATAGCATCATCAATTTCAAGAACTTTATCTCCGTCACCAGAGCTAATAGCTTCTTTCTTTTGTTGGCGTAAATCTGCCATAGCACGGTCATAGGCTCGTTTTTCAGTATCTGCATGGAACTTTTTGAATTCCATCATGGTAGATTCCATTTCAGATACTTTGCGCTTTAGGAACTCATTGTCCTTGCGTAATAGAGAATTAATCTCTTTACCACGTTTTACAAAGGTTTCTGCATCTACCCATTTACCTTCAGGGCCATCATATTGGTCTTGGGGAACCCATCCTTGCCTCTTGGCTTCAGATAGTGTTTCGTCATCTACTTCTACTGTACCAGGTACTGTGCCACCGTCTTGGCTAGACATTCCTGTGCTTAAATCTACAGGCACATCATTTGCTGGAATATCTTGTGTTTGTTGCTCACTCATTTTATTGCTCCTTTTGTACTAAAACTACATCTAAATCATTAATCACTCGGTATTCTTTTTCGTCGTCTGTTTCGTTGGGTCGGACGAGTTGGCCTGCGTAACGACCAAATTTAACGTAGTCCCCGACTTTACACCAAGGTGCAGACTGGTCGGAGTAAGCAGTAGGCCCAATTTCGACAACGAATCCTGAGTCTTGTGCAAGTTGTTCTTTATCGGCTGTGATGTCGGCGATAATAATGCCGCTTGCTGTTTTTCTTTCAACTTGGTCTACCCGAATGAGTACACGATGACCTGTAGCAATCCAGCCACTGTTGTTTTGAGTGTTGCTCATTATTCCCCCTTAATATCTTCATAGTCTAGTTCAACGATTTGATTAATGGCATATACACCACCTAATGCAAATTGGTTGTCGCCATCCGTCGTAAATTGACGGTTAGCCCAAGACTCCATCGCTTCCATCTTAGCCTTCTTTAAATGCTTGAAGAACTCAATGGTTACGCTGTGTTGACTCCATTCCTGCCATTCCTGTAACGTCATTATTTGCCTCTTTCTCTAGGTTAGACATCATCTCTATTGACTTCAAAATCCCATCTACGTGCGCTCTCTTAGCGCCAATTTGGGCTTCCAACATTGCAATTGCTTGACCAGACTGTACTCCATCTGCTTGTTCGAGTTCCAGTACGGCTTTCGCTTGCAATTCTGTAATCTTGGCTTGTTGTAGCTCAGCTTCCTGCATGAGCTTGGCAATACCAAGTTTAAATCTGAGTTGATGATTCATTTGACGCTCTTGGTTCTTCATCGACTCTATCTGCATCTTCTCTGAAGGGCCTGGTTTAATAGCATTTGGGCCTTTGGGGTCAGGGAGGATTTGGTCGATGCCTGAAACTTTGAGTGCATCAAGGTAACGCTTCTGGACTTCATACATATTGAATCCAGGAGATGAGGCTGCCATTTGCATAACGGCTTGTGCTTGCATTAGTCGTTGGCTATCTGAAACGACATTAGGGTCTGCAGCAGGTTTTACTAACTTCATATCCATTGCATAATCGTCAGGGAGAATAAACGCTACCTGATTGTTATATTCAAACTCAATCATCTCCATTGGGAGATAGAGTTGGTTTAGACGATATAGCTTTTGGAATTCTTCTTTCATAGCTCTCCAAGTACGCTTGAAGATGCCATTAAATACTTTCATTCCCTGCTCAACGGTATTGCGAGATGTCTCAGCAGGAGTGTTTTGACCAGGTGATACACCAGTCATAATGTCTGTTGCGCCAGCAATACGCTCACCATAATTGATGAGAAGCTGTAGCAATTGGAATAATACTGCAGATGGTTCACGTACTGGCAATGGGTAGATGTTAGCACGTAGGTCATCACCAGTTGAATCTACACGCTTCCATTCCATTGGTTTGAATGTGTAGTCACCACCTTTAATCTTAACGCCACGACCTAAGAATCCACCGCCAGTGTTACTCATTGTGCCAGCATCAATCAACTGGTTAACAATGGTATTGATAGAATCATTTAGAGGGCCTAGTAATGTGCCGAATCCTAGGTCATAGAATCCACCATCA